TATGATACCACCCGAAGTCAAACTTAACACTAACATCATACAGTCCATCTGCTCTTGCTGTGTAGACGAAATCGTCTTCTGCAAGTGTTACTGTTATGTTGTCAGGCACTAACCATGCTTGGCTACCAAGACTTGGTAAATAATTACTTGGTTTATAACTTAATCTACTTTCAACTTCGCCAAACACATTAGCATCTACTGTGGCTACATTTTGACTTGCATCACCATTGTAACTACCACCCATTATAACCAATTGTCCTTCTTTTAACACTTCACTTTCGTTTGATTCGAAGCCTTCCAATAACCATACTCTGTCGTTGTCTCGCCCAGAAACAACATATGGATCAGTGTTTGATGAGTAATTGAGTTTCCAAATCCAATGGTTTGTGAATGTAGTGTTTACCCAATACCAACGAAATACTGCTGTTTGTCCTCTTGCTAATTGACTTGCGTTTTGTAGCACACGGAACTTTTCTTCAGTTAATAATGGATAGCTTAAACTAACGCCTGTTTTACTAAATCCACCGCTTCTTACATACTTAATACCGCTTTGGCTGTTGGTTGTAATACTTGGTTGACTCTCTGTTAGTTCTGCACTTGCAGGAACTATTTCTCTTGGCCAATTTTTAGTTCTTGGCGGGTCGTAGCTTGTTGTGTTTGTATACCATACATCATTTAAGTCAAAATTGTCTTCTGCTGCCGCTGTTTGCACTGGTGTTGGTCCTGGTGGCACATATTGACTTGCTAATGGGTTAATTCTATTTTGAAACTGTGTGTTAGTTGGTGAATCATATATACCACCTGTTGTAGTGATAGTTTCAAGTTGCGAAGGACCAGCTTTTAAGTTAATTGTAAATACAGCCGCTTCAACTTCAGTGCCCTGCACTGCTGTTCTTAGTGTATATGGATATTCACCTGGTAGTGCTATATAATTACTAAACTCTGCACCTGGCTGTGTCACATTACTACTGTCTTGATATGTAAACCTTCTTGTGCCGTGAATAACAATATTTGGTGCTTGGTATCTGTGCATTGCATAATTTCCTGAAACATTCCATTCAATATTTCTCCAGAAAGGCCAAAACTCGTCACCACCAGCTGTAGTTCCATCTTCATATTTGAACCATGTGTGTTCATCAACTGTGCAAGTGTTTGGGCTTTGGTTAAGTGCTGGTTCAATAACATGCACATTCCAATATGCTGTTTGATTGGTTGCGGGACCATTGCCACTGCGAGCAGAGAATTCAAGTATATTACCACCTGTTTCTGAGTCATATAATGTAAAATTAGTAGTTGAATGTGTATTGGGTGCAGGTTGATGATTTAATTCGATCCAAATTGGTTTTTGATATCTTGGAGCTTTGTATGTAGATGTTGTATAGATCTCATCTGGACTAATTGCTACACCTGGACTTACACTGCTAAACACCAACGGTCCAAGATCACCAGTAGTGTCTTCTGAATATACAGTTACATAACCTTTTATTCTCTTTTCACCGCTTTGATTAAAGCATGCTAGTGCTTGGAATCTTGTGCTTTGGTCACCAACATATTGAATATCTTCCAATATTAGTTGCTGTGGTCCTGTTCCATATCCAAATCCTTGACTACCATTGATAATATTATTATTAGCGACAAACTCTGGAGTTACTGTTAATGGTGTAGTTAGTGCTTGATCTTCATATAAATTAACATGGTTTGCGTCAACAACATCAACAAATCTTACGACATTGTTTGCACCATCACCGGTCCAATTGCTGTTGTCTAAATCTTCTGTTCTTCTTATTGCATCACCGTCACTAAGCAAACTTGTGCCATTGGGCATTTGTAATCCCATTTGGGGTGCACCATATACATTACTAGTAGACGGTTCGTTGTTCCATATATACACTTCGTCACTGCTGTTTTGTGTAGGGATCCAATCATTGGTGCCTTGTGATTCTGTGCATGCAGCATTGCCATACAGTTCAAACACTGTATCACTTACAGCTTTTACATAAGCTTCTGCAAGACTGCCTGCTGCACCTGTTTTAGGAACTTCATTGCCGCTTGGAGCAACTACAAGATCACCTGTTGTAAATCCGTGTGGTGTTGCAGTTGTAAATCTATATACTGCAAATGGTTTGTTATTTGAATTTAGTGTAGGATAACTGCTTACTATTTCAAAACTAATAGGGTCTCGTCCTGGAATCTCTTCCAAGTTATGTTCAACTAATGGATAATCCCACATATCATGTCTGGTAATGTTGGTGCCGCCAGTTGTATCATAATAATTGTAATACTTGCCAATTGCTGTCATTATCTCATCAACTGTTTGTGTTGGCGCTGTTGCTGTTCCCCAGGGTAAATATGTGCCGTCTTTTAAGTCTTTAATTCGTCTTTGAAATCCTGCTGTATCATCACCTAAGTAATTTGGGTCGATAAAGAATGGATTGTTTGGGTATGTAAATATGTTTCTCATAATTAATAGATTCCTACCTTGCCTCTTTTATTGTATGCGTTTTGTATTACCCCGGTAATCTCTTTCTTATGCTCTAAGATAAAGCTAGTCCCGTCTGATGTAGATATTGCATTAATATTGAAGTTAACTGTTAAGCCTTCACTACTATTTATATCATTGTTCATTGGCGTAATTCTCGCTGGACCATTTATAAATTCTGGACCGTTCTCTCCAACCAGTCCAAACTTACCACCTGGTATGTTACCACCTTCGGCAAATCCGCCTGTAAATAGTTTGCTTATGATTCCTGCAAAACCCATGCCGCCGCCGCTCATTCCGCCTACGCCGCCACCAAGTCCGCCCATAAGGCTACCACCAAACTGTGCCATTTGGTTTATCATTGGCTGAACCAACATCTTTTGTATAATCTGTGTTATAACTTGATTAGCAAAGTTCTTTAAGAAGCCAGAGAAGCTGTTAAACAGTCCTTCACCCTTCATAATACCTTGTGCTATACCGGCTGCCATGTTCTTGCCCATTTGATCCCAAGTATCACTTATAATACCAGCTACAGTTGTAGTCTCGTCTTTGAATATTTTAATATTGTCTTGTGCTTCTTTTAAGAATGCTATAATCCTTGATGTTGATACTCCATACTTCTCTGCTAAGTTTTCTATAGCGGTTGCATTGTTAAGTGTAGCTTCAAGTTCATTAAACTTCTTGAGATTCTCATCCATGCCTTTGAACAGTGTTTCTGTTGCAGTTAAACTTGCGTCATTAACCAGTCCTAATGCTTCAGCTTCTTTTAGTGTAAGGTCATATTTGTCTTGCAAATATTTAAGTATGTCTGGAGCCATTTCTTGTTCTGCTCGCAACAGTTCTAGTCTTTGAATCATTGACTCTTGCATTGTTTCATCTACAACACCAAGTTTGAGTAGTTGTTCTCTTGTTGCACCAAGTTCTTTTAGTGCTGCTACCAACTGTGGTGTTCTTGTTATTTCTTCGTTTAATGCATCAAGTCTTTCTTTGGCTTCTTCTGCAACACTTAATTTTTTAGCCGATTTAGCTGTTTTCTCTTGCATGTCATTGAGAATCTTTAGTGCCGCTGCCAGTTCTAGTGCATTGCCTCGTCCGGCAAGCAAGTCAGCTGTCATTCTCTCTATTGCAATTGACAAGTTGTTGCTGGTGTTTGTTGCTATTCTACCTTCTTGTGTGATTCTAGCCATAAATTCAGCTAATGTTTCCATTGGCTTGGCTGCTTCTTTATATGTGCCTGTTAACTTAGATTGTTCTATTCTATTCTCTGATAGTGCAGCCTTAAGTGCTATTAATAATGCTTTTCTTTCTTCTGTTTGGAATCTTTCATCTTTTAATGTAGCTACAGTTTGACTTATTGCACTTTCAAGTTCTGTTTCTTTTGTTTTTAATGTAGTTAATGCAGTTGCACTTGCTTGGTATATTGCATTAACAGTTTCACCCATCTTAATACGACTGTGCAACATGTTCTTTTCTTTGGTTGCACTTTCAAGTAGTTTCTCAAGTGCTGACCTTTGTTCGTCTGTTGCATTTGAACCTTCTGCAAGTTTTTCTTCAAATTCTGCTATTTTAGATCTTAGAGTGTCATATCGTGCTATCAACTGATCTTGTTGAGGCATCAGTGAACTGTTTTTAGATATAAGCTGATCAATTGCTGCAATTTCCATTGAGATTGCAGTTTTAGTTTTTGCTACTGTGTCAGCTAACGATGTTTGTGAATCATCTAAGTAGTCCTGCATTGATTGACCAGCTCCACCTACTGCAACTGGTTTTGACATCTCTGCACTCATTTCTCGCAGTTTTGTTATAGCCTTACCAATATTGTCATTAAATAAATCAATTGGAGTCTCATGTAAGGTTAAGAAATCTGTATTTTCTATTTCTTTTATTTTAGCTTCAAGTCTGCTTACTTCGCCATTTGCGCCTATTAGTTTATTGACCAGGAATTTGCCTTGTTTCTCAATAACAGGATTATCTCTGTCACCTCGTCCTTGCAAGAAACCAAGGATACCGCTTGGCCTAGAGTCTTGATATTCTTTTTCTTTTCTAGCTAATTCATCTCTGACTTTGATTGCAGCTTCTAATTCTAATCTGTATTCTTCAACACCTTTTGCACCTTTTCTAGTTAGTTCAAAATTCACCCCATCAGGTAAAAGAACTTTTGGAATCTTAGCCAACATTATCTTAACTACATTGCCAAGTATACGCATAGTATTAGCGAAGCCTTCGAATAGTTTGGTAAATGCTTCTAGAGTATCAGCTGCCGCACTTAGGAACTTGCTTGCAAGTGCCTTAGAGAACTGCTCCATTCCACCTGCGCCTTTTACAGCTTCATTAATTTTATCTTTTAGATTGTCTGCAAATGTTTGTAATGGCTTTGCCAAGTTCCCAAAGAACTGTAGTCCAAAACCTCTTGCAATATCTGTTATGCCGCTTATTGCGTCTTTGGCATCTTCAGCAGCTCTGATTAGTTTATCATCTACTACTAATCCTGCATCTCTGGCTGCTTGTTTGAATTTGTTTATTTGTTCTGTGCCCAGTTTAGCGATGTTAATAAATGCAACACCTTCAGTATCAAAACCTTTTGTTGCAAATGCTAATGCCTGTTGTGCATTTTCCATCTCACCCAGACTTTTAATGTATTCCTGAAACACTTCTGTGCCTTCACGGAAGTTACCATTGTTGTCTTTGAGTCCAATACCCAGTGCTTTAAGTGGCTTGAGTAGTTCACCAGTTCCTTGTTGTGCTTCACCCAATCGCCTTAGGAATCGTTGCACACCTGTAGAGAACTGTGTTTGACTTAGTCCAGCCTTATCAGCTACTGCGGCATACTCACTTAAGAACTTGGTGCTAACACCCAACTTACTGCTTAGTTTTCCAAGCTCATCAAGTGCATTAAGACTTTTGGTTCCAAATACGACAAAAGCGGCACTTGCCGCCACTGTTGCTGCCGCCAAGCCCTTCATACCACCGGTTGCGACTTTAAGACTCATCTTAGCTAAATTGCCACTCATTTTACCAACTGCTTTAGCAGCCTTAGTAGCATTTTTATCTGTTTTCTTTAAGGCTACATTAATAGCCTTAATGTTTTTACTAGCTTTATCGTTTGCTTCAATTAGTATATCGTATCTAGTTGTCATGTGTCTTATTTCCTTTTGGCTAATTTTGCCTTATGTTCATAATATTTGGCCCAACCTTGAAGCTCTGTTCTTGTAAGGCGGTTCATTAATTCGCCTACCGGTATATGAAGTTGTTCTGCTAACTGGAACAAGAAGAATATCTCCTTGTCCTTTATTAGTTTCCCAAGTCGTCTGGTTCAACCTCTAGTGCATTCATTTGGTTAACCACACGCAGAATAACTGCTGGGTCAACACTATTCATTAGTGTTACTTTATCAGCTGTTTTAAATACTCGCTTACCGTCTGCATCACAGGCACGGTTAATCAGTGATTCGCATAATGCTTCCACTTGCTTGCCTTCTGTGTGTAGTTGGATTACTTTTTGTTCTGCGGCAAAACTAACTGCTGCCTTGAAGTATAGTGTAGTTTCCCATTCTGGGACTTCAATACTTTTCATTCCTTGTGATACGATTTCTTTGAAATGTTCACTTGCTTTATTAATTACGCTCATTTTATTTTCCTTGTTTTGTTTGTTTTAATGCAGGCCCGACAATACCTCTTGGTTTTTGTCTACTGCTACCAGCGTCTAAGACACCAATATAGGGGACTTTATTTTCAACTAGATTGTATTTGCTTTTCTTTCCAATCTCGTTATTGTATTTATTCTTCCATCCTTGCTGTGCTTTTTTAGTTTCGCCAACAGGTGTTTCCTTCTTTAGATTCTTTATTAATCTTTTATTATAATCGTCGAAGTCATGGGCAATCTCTCGCTTTAAGTCTTTCATAACCGCTTTTGATTGATTGCCCATATTAGTTATTATTAACCAGCTGCTGCACGAACTAATGGTCCAGAACCCTGCATTGAAACAGAGGCTGTAACATTATCTTCTGTGGCTGCTGTAACATCCATTGATGTGATAATGCAAATTGCTCCAGAAATTAACCAATCTGTTGCTGCTGCTGTATCACCTTCGGGATATATTTCGATTGATACTTCATCACCTACAGTTAAGGTTCCGTCTTGACGATCCCAAACCATATCAGCACTCATTTCCCAACTACGGAATGTAGTTTTGTATTCTCTGAAACCAGCGGTATCAAAGTGTGTGCATTCAGCCGTGTCAGCTGTTTCTGTGACTGTATAACCAGTTAATTGGGCTACTGCAACTTCCGATCCAGCTGGCCCTACTTTTATGACGCCATTGCGTCCTTCATAACATGCCATGTTTATATTCTCCTATATTAAACATTAATAACAGTAGCGAACTGTAAAGATTAGTCTGCTACTTGCGTATGGACTTGCCTCACCGTTCTCTATGTTTTCTATCCTGGTGACATAAATGTCATTCACCAAATCTTTTACTTCTGTATCTGCCAATACTTTATTCTCGACTGCAAATAGCACTTCATTGCGTTGGCTATCTCTGTTGTTTCCATTAACATAAACAACACATTCAACTTCCATTATGCTTTCATACATACTGCTTGTTAAAGGTGTGCGTTCTTCATTAGTGGACTCGATACTAAGAGCTGGAAATCCAGTTCTTGGTAATTCGTCAGGTATAACCGGATCACGCTTTACTACACCAAGCTTCACAGTTCTCTGATTTTTTAGAGCACTGTAAATTTGGCTTACTATTTGTTCACGACGACTGCTCATCGGTAAAGCCTATTTTGAACATCCCACTCAGTTACTTCTGATTCAGGATCAACTGCACCGTCTCCATCAGTATCATATTCGATACCTACTGCAAACTGTGTATCAAGTTCCTCAGCGTATTGTTCTTTATAAAACTTTATTTGCTCCATAAACACATCATCTACTCGATATGTTGACAGCTTGGGCATAATGTGTGTGCTTAATGCACGATAAACAGTGGCACGAGTCCATTGTGTAGAGGTAAGTTTTGTATTATCAAACGCACTTCTATTATGTGTCTTGTTCCAATAGCGGACTTTGATCTGATTAATCACATCACCTTCTGCTTTGTTTAATTCATCTGTCCAGTCATCAACACCATGCGAGAAGATATCATCGACATATTCTTGTAGTATTTGGTTTGTTGCAAATGGCATCTTTATCTCCAGGTTTGTTGCAGTGGACTAATGTCCACTGCTCTTAGTGCTTAATAATTAAGCAGTAGTCATTCTGTATGCACGAGTGATATCAGTGATACCAACGCCTGCGTGTAGTGAAGCGACTATATCAGTTCCCACGGCAGCGGCTCTACGCTGTGCTTCTAAGTCTACATTCTTGAACATTGCAATTCTAAATGCATCCTCAGAGAATACAGTTCCGTCTGCACCAGAAATATTACCTAGTGAAGCTGATTGATAGATTTGGATACCTGCAACATTACCAACATAACTGTTAGTCATTGCGGTGTTTTGCAAATCAGAACCTGCATAAGCAGCTGTGCCAATTTGTGTCAATAAGCCTGCTGCCGCTGCTGGTGATAGGACTGCAAATAGCTGACCCATTTCACCTGCACCACGAAGTGCTGCTGCTGCTGTAAATAGTTCGTCAGTTGTTACTGCACCACCTGTTACTGCTGTGTTTGTAATAGAAGCATCTGTTAATGCTGTTGATACAGAAGTATCAAATGCTAGTGCAACAGATTTACCTAAAACACGCCCTAATTCCATAGGGTCGATATCGCCTAAGTCACGAATTACATCGCGAGCTGCAAAGATGTTAGCATCGATGCTGATTTTAGCTGCTGTTACATTAGTTACTGCAAAATCATCACCTGCGTGTGACGCCGCTGTAAGTTCTGTAGCTGCTACTTGTCCAAATACTGGGACTTGGATTGAAAATGAACCTGAGTTCACTTTTACTTGTGGAATCATCGTGCCTGGAAGGTATAGTGAACTTTCCTGGGCTGTGAAGATTGATTGCGCCTTAGTAGGCACCATTAGTGCGTCTAAGTCGTATGCTGTATTAAAAGCCATGATTATTATCCTTATTTAAGTTATAGTTTCCCTGACGCTTTCATCTCTTTAAAGATCTGTCTGTGTTCAGGGTTGGTCATATCAAGTGACCCCAGATCAAACTTATGTTTGTCTGCCATTGAAACATTGCCTTCGCTCTGTGTCCCCGTTGGACCTGCTGCACGATAGAAAGTATTTGTGTCCAAAAACTCCTTTACAAGCTGTTCTACTGTCATTGGCGTAGCTTCATCATTATAACGAACTTGACCGTCCGTGTCATTGATTACTACTTCACCTTCACTGTTCAGCTTTACACTATCGCGAAGCAACTTAGATATTTGCTCTGGCGCTATTCCTTTTTGTTTGGAAGCGGCATCAATTAATGCACCATCAATCTTAACACTCTCTAATTGACTTTTCAGTGTGACAATTTCATTATCATACTTTGTTTTAGTCTTCTTTAAGAGAACATCAAAATCTTTGCGATCCATCAATTCCTGCTCTTCAACTCGCTCTTGCAAACTCTTTAGTTGTTGATACTCATCAACATTAATACCTTCGTATTTCTTTTGAACTTGTTTTAAGCGTTTCGCAACTATCTTATCCACATCTTCTTGTGAGAAAGTAGCCGCTTCCTGGATGTTATCTTGACTTGCTCCTGATTCCTGCACTCCAGTAGTGTCAGTATCAGTATTAACTATGGTATTATCGTCCATATCCGTATCTCCTATTTGAGGGTTAGTATTCCGGCATACTAAGTATGCTGTATAATGTTATTTATGCCAGTGATTATATGTGGTTAGTCGTCCTCGTGTGTATAACCCAACGCAGTTAAACTTTCGTGTTGTTCTGGTGTTTCAACTGTTACAACAGCTCCAGTTTCTGGGTTGGTCATTTCATGTGTTTCAAAATCATCTTCATTCATGCTTTTTAACACCGTGTTTAAATCATCTGGGTTGTCTATTAGCATCCTTGCTACATCTTCTTGCAAATACTTAATCAGTGCATCATTTGGTGCAACTTCAATAGCTTTGCGATACAATTCAACTTCGCTGTGTTGATCTTTTGCGTCGAAGTTCATTGAATACTGTATATCAAATTCAGCTGGCGCTTGAATTCCTTGCCAGTCAAACCATATATTCCATAAATGTTGTTCTGTTTCTTGTAGTGTATCTGCAATATCTGTTAGCTTTGCATTTAATAATTGTCTTTCTACAGTTAATGCTGTTCCACTTATTGGTGCATTTTTAGTTGCTTGCACAGCCGCTGTATGTGTCATACGCTGTATACCTTCAACTACTTTATCAATACTGTCTAGGATACCATTTACTCCTGCCGCTGTTGGCTGTAAGAGGAATGGCTTGAGTCCTGGATCCATATCGTTATCCATTTGAATAATAGCACCCGCACCTGCTGCGGCACTGGTTGCTTGTGTCTTAACTAATGTAGGGTGTCCGCTTATTCTGATTGTTGTCTCTAGTTCGCTAAGTAAGTTGTAAATATATCTCTGTCCATCTGCAACATCTGATACTAAGCTATATCCCACACCTTGTATAGGACTGCGTAGAGGCATATGATTAACGAACGGAATATAACCCAGTGGGTTTGCAAACTCTTCTGAGCTTGTAATTGTTGTTGGTTCACCGTTTTCATCTTTGGCTACTGTGTAACGAACAATATAATCTGGATACCAGCATGTAACTGTCATCATCTCTGAGTTCTCTGATTCTTTTACTTTAATATGCGTAAGAATCATTTTACCAGCTAAGTTGCGTTCGTATGTCCAGTTGAGCACATTGTCTGGGGTGTATGTAGCACAGTAGGCCCTAATTTTTAGTGCTTCTTCTTCAGCTCTTGTTTGAACTTTATAAGTTGGCTTATCAACTAATATCCAAATGTTTCCTGTGACAAGTGCAAGGTCGTTAGCTGTCTTTAAGAAGCTGTTCATGCCTTGTCCTGCTTGGTCTGTGTCGTTAATCCAATCGTCAACTGTTTCACTGCCAGTTAAACTGCCCAGTTCTCTGCTTGGTGCTTCTCTAAACAGGAAACTACGATATATGTCTATTGTAGTTTGAACATGGTTGTCCAACGGTGTTGCTAATAGTCTTTTACCATATTGATCACCAGGACCTTGGTCCTCACCAATATAGTGTGTTAAGTATTGTCCAGCTCTATATGTTTGGCCACCCACATAACTTCTATAAAGATACTGTGCTTGGGTGCTTACTTCATCATATGCTGGATGTGTTGATAATATGTTATCTAAATCCATGTTGTTGTTTTCCTATAGGTTATCGTTGGGGCACCGCAGTGATCAATTGCGTGTATTGTATTTATCATCTAAAAATGTCCCCATCTCGCTGGCCCAGTATCCTCTGGTTGCGGGCGTTTTATTGGATACAAGTAGTCTACTAAGTAGCCCAGTGCATCGTTTTGGTGTGAATAATCAACACCAGTTTCACCTTTTGAAGGCACTGTTGTTCCTTCTTTGTATTGGTGCTTTGTTGTGCAACTGATAGTTTCTTTGCACATTGGGTCAACATACATAGTTCGTTGTCCACTTGCATCACACCACATTCTGTTTACTGCGTTAATTCTGTCTTTAACACTAGTATGACTGCGCCTTGTTTTAACTGTAAAGCCCCATTGCTCTAGTATAGCATGGTCTGTTCTACTTGAGCTTGACTTTCTTGCACGGCCTGCCGGATCTGGAAACACTACTATCTGATTGTTGGGGTATCTATTGCGTATTTCCTGGCACATCTCTTCTGTGTGTGAATTTGGTAATACTATTTCATCAAATATATGTAATCCTTCTTTGTTTCGTCTGGCTACTACAGCACTCATGGGATTTACATTGAAATCTAGTCCAATTAAAACTTCTCTTGGAGTTTCTTCGGTAAAACTCTTTACATTGTCTTCCATATCAAAGCTGTAGTATATGATGTGTCCACTGTTTTCAAATCTTGCTTCATATTCTTGTAAGAATGTCTTTAATGGTAAATCAACTTTAGCACTTTCTACTTCACTAGCTTCAATCTGACCACCTTCAATTGTAGTATATTGATAGCTACTCCAATCATCAGCGGTCTTTGCAAACTGCCACATGTCGTAAAACCAATTGAAGCCTTGTGGTGTGCTAATAAACACTGCTTTGCCCTTACGGTCTGACAGTGTTGGTCTTAATACATCAGTCCACACCTCTTTCTTCATAAATGCAACTTCGTCGAGCACTGTCAGATCTGAGGAAATCCCACGCATAGCATCGTAATTGTCTGCTGAACGGACGCTGATAGTAGTTTTATTAATCAGTGTCATTGTAAGATCACTTTCGTTAATTTTTTTAACCCATCTTCTGTCACGCATCTCATCACACAGTTGTTTCCATATGATTTGTTTACCCATTCTATATGTGGGAGCTACATACATAATGCGTTGGTCTGGAAACCTAGCTGCTCTTGCTATCTCATACATACTTAAATATGTCTTGCCAAATCGTCGCCCTGCACTTACACACTTAAAGCGAGCTTCATCATCAAATATCTTTTGTTGGGGTATTGATAAACTCATTTACTTTCCTTGTTGCCACCATTGACATATATGCCAAAGAAGCCTGCACCTGCACCAACTATTACACTTACGAATCCGCTTTGTGCGTTAGTAGGGTCTGGTAAGGCCATAAACCATTGTGTTGCATCATAAAACGCAATCACATATGTTAGTATTAATAGTCTTGGAACTATACGCCAACTGTTAAGTGTCGCTGGAGTCAGACTCATCTTCATCTAGTTCATCCCACTCATCAGCTAACTCTTCTAGTGTAGCTTCTTCTACTTCTTCTAGTGGAGTAGCACTAACTTCTACTTCAGGATATTCTGGTGCTTCAACTACATCACCTGGTGTTCCGTGTTTTTTCTTAACCCATGCTTCTGCACTGGCTTGACTATTAGCCATAACACTTATTGTTTCTTTTCCTACTTTAATTTTATATAACATATTCTACTTCCTTTTGTTATTAGTTCCACTTACAGAGTCTATCTCTTTAGCAGTTCTTTTGGTTTGTGTTAGTAGTTTTTTTAGATTTAATAGATGTTTTTTTTGATTGATTTGATTTTTTATATACTATTATGCTATTATACTACTAGTGTAACACTTC